AGTGAGAGGGGATCACCGACCTTCATGCATCGACCATGTGATGGCTAACTCGTTCTGGGATTACTCAGGATTACCGCTACCAACTTCGTAGCTCACAATGAGCAACCTATCCATACTAGAGCAGAGCATCACCGACAAATGTTCACGCTCGGTTTAGTCCTCTCTGAGTCTTGGAAGCTTGCACCTTCCTCTCTCTGACCAAGTCATTTCCCCGCTTGGTAGGTTCACCTCTGGAGGGAGGTGGCGGACTTTAGATTCTTGATCTGAGCGCCCCGTAACTCGGTGTTGAGATTCTAAAGTTACTAAGTTCCCTCAATATTGCAACATGTTTATGACATCAAACTAACCCTTTAATATCCAATATCACCTCTATGCCTTACTGCTAGCACTATGCATGCATTGCACAAAGATTATAGACCAGTAATATATTTTATAGAGACTGCGCAAACCGAGACCAAACCCGCAGATTTAGCTGTACAAAAATTAACCAGTAGATGAGGCAATGATGACCAAGAAACCAGACCTGAAATTAATCGAGAAGGATAACCTAACGATAAAGCAGAGGGCATTTGTGAGAGCCATAATCAAGGGCAAGTTAGGCAGTCAGATAGAATGCTATATGAGCGTCTATGATGTGAAGCTTAACCCTAAGACCAAGAAGCCACCAAAGCATGCTCATGTCGATTGTAGTGTTCTTATGAGCAACCCTAAGATCGCCCTAGCGATAGCCAATGGAATGAAGCGTAAAGAGACCATTGCAGTAGCATCATCGGTCAGGACAAGAGACTATGTGATAGAGCGGCTGTACGAGGAATCCAAGACTGCCGAGAGCGATGCATCAAGGGTCAGGTCACTCGAATTGCTGGGCAAGAGCATTGCCCTTTTCACAGACCGAATCGAGGAAGCCACCCAGAGATCGTCAGATGATGTGATGGCGGACATTGAGAATAAACTGGAGGAATTGCTCGAATCAAACCCAGACATTGAGAGCGTCATCTCAGGCACAAAGGACTAGCATGGACTATCACCCCATAAGGATATTTTGATCTGGATTTTTGGCTCGACCCCCACCCCCCTTTTTAGAATTAGGGTACTTGTCCGACACACACACACAGTGATCTGCACATCCATAGAGTAGTTTTTATACCCCCCCCTATTATATATAGCAAAATGATAGCTTTTTTGCGCATAATATATTTTTTTTCTAGGAAAAGGGTAGGATTCCTAAGTTTTTTTAAAATTATGTTGCATTTTTTGTGAAGGGTGGGTATTTTGGTAGAATCTAGCCAGAAGTATATACTAAGTAAATGTATATACTCAGAATAAATACCAAGTAAATTTACTAAGTAATTGTTTTTTTGTTTAGTTACTAAGTAATTACTATACTTAGTAAGGAGATTTATGTGATTGGTTCGATATTTGATACATGTGTTTATATTTTGCAAGTTATTGGAGATGTAACTGGTATGGGTTATGCCCTTGCTAATATTGTTATATTTATAATTTTGCAACCTGCATTAATTTTAATATTTCTTTTCTTGTGGTTAAGGTTAAGGAATAAAGTTAAGCATATATGAATAATGCTGTCTTAAAAAAGATACAACAATTACCTAAAGCTTATCAAGAACAGTTCGCTAGTATGATTAACGAACTTGCTGAAGTTAATCGTGCTGAGAAAGCTCAAGCTAACTTCATGCCTTTCATTAACGAGATGTGGGCAGCGTTTATTCATGGTAAACATCACGAAGTAATGGCTGATGCGTTTGAGAGAGTCGCTAATGGTGATTTAAAGCGTTTAATCATT